GAAACGGTATTTCCACAGAGGAATGAATTTGATGAAGAAAGTGTAGTTAAATTTAAACATAGGGTTGATGCAAAAACTAAACAGTTTGGCCTTAAGGTGAAAAAAGACAATAAACCAATTTTTTGCCAAAACTTTAAAAAATATATTTCACAAAACAAAATTAGTATATTTGATAAAGATACAGTAAAAGAGTCTTCTACTTTTGGCAAACTTCCAAACGGATCATATGCAGGCCAGTTAGGTAATGATGATTTGATTATGACTTGTATAAATAGTTCTGAGTTCTTTACCACTTTAGATTTTTCTGATTTTGTCGAAGAGATATATGATGAGATAGATTCTTCAATTCAAAATAAGATAGAAGAAATTCTAGAAAAAGATTCAAAGGGTGGGAATCTAAATTTTGATATCTATGACTTAGTATAAAAAGTAGTTACTTGGTAGATATATAAAAAAACAAATAAACAAAAAAAATATATTATAAGATGGCACTAGATCCAAAAATAGCTTCTCTTAAGGCTGCAGGAACATATAGGTTTGAATTTGATAAAAGTCAAGTCGTAAGTATTCCAGCAAATCAAACTCGATTGGTAGTCGGTTTTTCTAAGACAGGCCCGTTCAATACACCCGTCTTTGTTCCCGATACTTCTTTCTTTAAACAAGTATACGGTGATATAGATAGAAACTTAGAAAGAAAAGATTCTTTTTTCCACAGAAGCTGTTTATCAGCTCTTGAAAGAGGACCTATTCTTGCACTTAATCTATTAAGCTTAGATGCTAATGATAAAGTTAATGCTGTTCGTTTTGCAACAGCCGCAACACCAGAGCCAACACAAACAAACATCGGTGCTGATTATGAATACGCAAAGTTTTATAACAGAGATAAATTTTGGTTTCCATCAACATCTGATTTTTTAACAAATGTTGGTGCAAATCAAACAAAGTTAAGTTCATTAACAGTAAATGATTTATTAGATGTTACAAATTTAGGCCAAAATCCTATATCTGTAATTGTTAAAAAATCTGCTGCAACAAATGTATTACCTTATCAAGTAACTGTTGAAGAATGGTATGGTGCTGCAAATGTACCTGGATATTTAAACAAAGATAGTTTAATATCTGACTTTTTTGTAGACATCTTTGTATTACAAGGTAATTTTGGTGGAGACTTTAGTACTACAACTCCTTATTCTAGATTTAATGCAGATCCATTATTTCAAAAGTATTTCGATCCAACACAAGGATTAAAGAGAAAGAAATTTACTTCTGATTCTAGTGATACATTATTACAAGAATTCTTTAATGAAACAGAAGTAACATTACAAGCAACATATACTGCATGTTTACTTCCTGACTTTGTAGATTTATTAGGTAATAACCTTTTTGTTGAAAAAGTTGTTAATGCTGATACTGCAAGTACTGGATTATTTGTTACCGTAAATGAAGATTTATTTGATGGTGATACATTAATAGATGGTGTACCTGGTGGAATTGATATGATAGGACATAATATTGAATATACTCAAGCCACTTCAATCCAAGATGATGTTAATTTCTTATCATACAGTGGATCAATTGTTTCTGATTTAACATATTGCAGAAAGATTGAACCGGGAACTTTGGTTACAAATGCCGGTAATACTATAACTGTTCAAGAAGGATCTTCATTTAATGGGGTTCAAATCCAAGTAACAGGTGTAACGGGTGATGCTATATATGATGCATTTGCTGGTATGCGCGCTAATACATCTTCTTTAGTAGGTACATTTATTCTCGATACTGTACTTAATAAATACGTTCCAGTAATTTCTCACCAAGTAATAGGTGGTACTGTAACTGTATTATTATCTGACGTTGGTGGAGTACAGGCATCTGATTTTTCTACATTACCAACTGCTGCTTATACTTATATTAATGAAGCTGACTTTGATTTTGTAGTAAATGAAAATGCAAGTGGCGGTGCTGCTGGTATTATAGGTTCTTATGGATCCATGTTACAAAAACAATTTGCTAACGGAACTTTAACCGATGGTGATGAAGCTGTTTATGTAGAAGGAGGAATTCAATATACTTCGTATTTAGTAATGAATTCTATAGATTATGGATATATTCATACAGGAGTTCCAACAGAAGCAGTTAATAAAATTGCAATATCTGATCCAGCATATAATTTACCTGCTGTAAAGATTACTGCTTACGAGGAAGATTCTTATAGTAATCTAACACCACAATCTCAATTTACTTTAGATGGTGCTGGACTATTTTTACAATCTGATGGTACTACTTATGCAGCTGCTAATTGTTTAGCAGTACAAACTTTAAAAGGCGCTCTTAACCTTACTGTAAATATTCAAGGTGATACTTTAAATGAACCTACATTAAAGCCGAATGAAATACTTATAGCAGATAACTCACCAGAAATTGCTGATATCGTTGTAGGAAATTATTTAGTACATTCTGAAGGATCTGTTACTGTACCACACTCAAGATTAACAAGAATTAATACTGTAGTAGGTGGATTAACTGCATCAGAATATCCAATTCTATCTACTTTACCTGCAGGTGTAAAAGGTGTAAAGGTAACATGCCAATCTGAAATAAGCGTAACTGCAATAGGTGGCGCTGGAGGACAAAAAACAGTAGAGGTTTATTATCCAATTGATTCTTGGGTAGATTACCTTAATGTATTTCTTTTACCAGGTTTTGCATTAGATTCATCTAAACATGTACCAGATGGAACAAACTCTAGACAAAATAAATGTTTAAGTCCAATATTAGGTGGAACTAATTTATATAAAGCTTTAATTGATAGAGAAACTATTAATTTCCGTTATTTAGTAGATACTTATGGAAATGGAATTGAAGCAAATTGTAAAGCTATCTATACAAACTTATGTATGAGTAGAAAAAATGCGTTTGCGATTGTTAATGCCCCATCTGCTAAAGACTTTAAGAAAAATACTAATCCAAGCTTCTCTGATGCAACTGGTGGTTTATCTTCTAAGTTTATATCTGAAGGTGGAGATCTTGCATTGAATCCAACTGTTAGGTTCTCATTACCTGCCTCTACAAGTGGTGGATCTTGGGGTGGATATTATTATCCTTTCTTAACTGTTAGAGATTTAGGAAAGAACATAAGTGTTCCTCCTGCTGCAAATGTATCTAATAACTTTATCCTTAAATATGAAAATGCTTTACCGTGGTCAATCGTGGCTGGTGTAAGACGTGGAGTAATAGGAGGAAATGGGGTTGTAGGATTAGAAATTAATCTTGACCAAGATGATCGTTATTACTTAGAGCCATTCGGAATTAATCCGATTGTATTCCAAAGTGGAACAGGACCAACTATATTTGCAAATAAAACTGCACAACAGGTTCCAAAATCTGCTTTAAGCTCAATTAACGTTAGAGAGGTTGTAATTTATATCCAAGATGGTATTGAAGCAATCCTTAAAAACTACTTATTTGAATTTAATACAGCTCAAACAAGATTAGAAATTAAAACATTAGCTGATAACTTCTTAGCAACAGTTCAAAATGACGATGGTGTTTTTGATTATAGAAATATAATGGATGAAACTAATAACACACCAGAAGTTATTGATCAAAACGTAGGTATCTTAGATACATATATTGAACCAACGAGAGGAATGGAAATTCTTGTACAGAGAACAACTATTTTAAGAACTGGTGCAATTAGTACAGGAAACTTCCAATAAGAAGATAAAGAAGACGAATATATAAAAAAACAAATAAAATATGCCACTACCACATTATACCCAATCAAGGGCCAGTAGCCAAAGGTACGAACCTATTCAGCCTAACCTATTTGAGGTGACTGTATTTTCACCACTAGGGGATGATACGGGTTTAATCTTAGAGCAAGTTAAATCTATAGGAGGATTAAATAATTTGAATCCATCAATAGATGCTGTAAATCAAAAATATAAATTTGCTGATAGATCTTATGCAGGTATGCCAGCTCAGACGTTTGTTGATTTAACACTTAACTTCAGTCTTAACTTAAATGAAGCTAACGAAAACTACATTTATAATACTTTCCGTAATTGGAATAATTTAATCTATGATCCATTAACTGGTGAAATGGGATTAAAGAAAGATTATGTTGGAAGTATGATCGTAGTTCAATATAACAGAGCAGGAGATATCTTCAGAAAGATTACATTTAAAGATGTATTCCCAACAGGACAACCTGATTTTGTAGATGAATTGAATTATGAAACTCAAGATCCTGCTGAATTAACAATGACTTATCGTTGTGATCACTGGGTTGAAGAGAACGTAGGAGCATAAATTAAATATTAAACTGGGAATATTAAGTATTCCCAGTTTTTTTGCTTACTCCTTAATATATAATATAAAATATATAATATAGAAATGATAATCTATAAACTACAACAGAATAAAACAAATAAAGTTTATGTAGGATATTCAGTAAATGATAATCCTAATAACTTTGGAACAGGAAAATATATTAAAAGAGCCGTTAAAGATTTTGGTACAACATCATTTAAAAGAGAAGTATTAGAATCTTTTGACAGTAATGAATCTTTAGGTAACATTTTAAAAAGAGTTGAATATTGGATTCAAAAATTTAAATCTGATAATCCTAAGTACGGTTTTAATGAAACGGTACAAGAACTTATTCCACAAAAAAGAAGGCTTACTAAAAAATTACAAGTTTTATTAACACCACAAGACGAGGATAGCCTAAATACAATAATTATACAAAAATCAATGGAAACTGGTATAAAGCCTGTAGCAATTTCTAGGTATGTAAGACAGTTAATAGTAGAACATATTGTTGATGAAAATAAAATTGAAAAACAATTAATAAAAAACAATTAAAAATGTCAAAAGAGCACGAAGAAAATATTAAAAAAGAATTTGCTGCTGCTGAAGGTATTGCAGTAGAAGCTACAGAAACACCTAAAGAAGTAGTTACAGAATTAGGAAAGGTTGATGTTAGTAGACAAATGGATCATACTTCTCCAGATGATCCTGAAATAAAAAGATTAAATTCAATGGTAGGTTACACTGCTTTAAATTTAAGCCAATTTCCATCTAAAGGTAAATTTTACAGAGATGATTTTGAAATTCATATTAGGGCTGCAAAGGTTGCTGAGATTAGATCCTTTTCTACTGTAGATGAAAATAACTTAAAAGAAGTTGATGATGGATTAAATAACATTGTACTTTCATGTACTAGAATTCTGTATGGTAATCAAAGAGGATCTTATAAAGATATTTTAGAAGAAGATAGAATTTATTTAATTTTAGCGATTAGAGAATTAACCTTTAAAACAGGTGAACAAACATTAATGATGCCTGTTGGTAAAAAAGGTTGTAAACAAAATAATTGTAAAGCTCAAGAATCTGTTGAATTAAGAACTGAAAATTTACAATTTAATAATGTTATAGATACAATTGAAAAATACTATGATACTGCTGATAAATGCTATACTGTAGCAACTAAGAGTTATGGTGAAATTAAAATGGCACCACCTACTATCGGTGTTATGAGGGCGATTACTGATTATATCAGAGATAGAGAAGAGAAAAACCAGAGCTGGGATAAATCTACATTAGCTATCTTGCCTTATCTACAAAGAGAGTGGAGAGGATGGAATGAAAAAGATATTTTTGCAAAGATTACATCCTTTCAAGGGTGGGATGCTACAAAATATACAATTGTATATAGATTAGCTGAAGATATGAAAGTTGGTGTTAAACCTGAAATGGGATTCCCATGTAAAAGCTGCGGTGAGGAGGTCACCGTTCCGCTCACGTTTCCCGGCGGTATCAAGGCTCTCTTCATTATTCCAGATATCTCTTCTGAACTTTTATAAAGTTAGAGTTTTATTATTAGAAAAGTTGCATCTCCAACCTACTGAGTTGGATTTGCTGCCTTTCTATGAATATGAATTTACTTTGGAAATCTATAATGATTTGTTGAAAGAGCGTAACAAGCAAGAACAACAAAATACTAAAGACACTCAAGATAAATACAATATGGATGGGCTAAAATCTCAGGCAAATAAAAATATGAGTCAATATAAGGCTCCTAAGATGCCTTCGATAAAAATGCCTAGACTATAAAATAAAATTCTAAATGGCCGCTGTAACCTTAGCGAATTTAATGGACCCTTTATCTAAGATAGAGGCCGCTGCTCAACAAACCAATGAAAAGTTAGATGCTCTTATTGCAGTTTCTACTGGTGCGTCTGATAGTAGTGGTAGTATGGCTATTATGGGTGAGTTACAAAAACAAACTCTTTTACTTCAACAGATAGCACTGACTAATGAGGAAATTGATCAACAAACAGGAAAAGGTTTATTTCAATTTGCTGCACAAGTATTTACATTAAGAAAAATATTAAAAACAGTTAAGGATGGTGCTACTAGAATTGCTAAAGGCGATAAAGGTGGTGGGGGAGGAGATGCCAATGCAGAAGGTAATTCAGCACTCTTAAAAACACTAGGTGTTGGATCCATTAAAACTGCACTAGGAATGACTCTTTGGGCTATTGTCCCTAAGAAAGGTGTAACGAAATTTGTTGATTTTATCGAAACAACATATACTAAATTAGCAGAACAAGATAATAAAAAGGTTAAGGAAGGAATTGATAATTTAGCTGCAATGGGTGGCGCAATATTTAAATTTGCAAAAAGTTTAGCATTAGCTGCACCACTTTTATTAATCGGTGCATTAGGAATTCCTATTTTATATTTAACTACTATATTAGTTACTCCATTATTTCTTTTATTAGGGATGGGCGCTAAACAAATTAAAGCCGGTGGAGAAGCTATGGCTGATATGGGTATGGGTTTAGTCAAGTTTGCAGCAGGCTTAGCACTGTTTGCTTTAGTCTCTTATTTCGTTATGCAAGGTGGCCTGCCTCTAATGATGACTATGGCAGGATCTATAATATTACTAGGTGGCGCGGTAGCTCTTCTAGGTTTAGTAGACAAACAAGTTAAAAAAGGATCAGTTGCATTAGCAGTAATGGGACTTGGTTTACTAGTATTTGGTTTAGGGTATGCAGCCTATGCAGGATTAATTGCATTAACAAAACCAACACTAGGTGATATAGCACTACAGGCAGGAATATTAGTAGGTCTAGGAATAGCCACTGCTTTATTAGGATTTGCATTTTCTTATATTATACAAGGTGCACTTTCAATGGTTGCTATGGGTGTAGGTTTATTAGTCTTTGGATTAGGTTACATTCCATTTGCTCATGCTACTAAAGATACTACAATGGAAGATGTTGGGGTACAAGGCGCATTATTATTAATGTTAGGTGCTGAATTTGCATTGGCAGGTTTAGGTGCATTATTTATTATACCTGGAGCTCTTGCGTTTGCAGCAATAGGTGGTGCATTGTTATTATTAGCACCAGGATTAGAAGCAATAAAAGGAGTTGATTTTACAGAAAAAGATGCTGTTAAATTAACAACCACATTAGCTGGTGTAAAAACAGCATTTATAGGACCTCCTAAAGGTGGAGGAATAAAAGGAATATTTGCAAGTATAGGTGGTGCAATAAGCGGTGGTGCCGATGCTGTTGCTATGTTATCGGCTGCCGCAGGATTTGCAGCTGCTGGTAAAGCATTAAGTTTATTATCAGTAGGATTAAAAGATTATCAAAAACTAGATTGGACTGATGAAGAAAGTGTACAATTAGCTGGAGTTTTATCTGGTATTAGTACAGCCTTTGCACAAGCAGGTGGAGAAGCTGCAACCCCAACAGGTTTATTTGGAGCTGTATTTGGAAATGCATTTAGTCCTAATGCAACCAAGAAAGGTATAGATTCTGTGATGGGTGCAGGTAAAGCATTAACTAGCATAGCAGTAGGTTTAACCGAATTTCAAAAATTAGTAGATAGCCAAGTAGATTTTGTTGTATTAGGAGATGCTATATCTAAAACAGTTGGATTCATACAAAGAGCATTTGCTGCTGTAGCCGAAGAAGGTAATGTAGATGCAGGTGGATTCTTTGGATCATTATTTGGAATTAAAAAGAATAAAGTAGCAGAAGGATTAGAATCAGTACAAGGTGCAGGATCTGCTTTAAAGGATATTGCAATTGGTTTAACTGAATTTCAAAAATTAGTTGAATCTAAAGTAGACTTTGACGCAGTTGGTGCAGCTATATCTAAATCAGTTGGTTTTGTACAAGAAGCTTTTTCAGCCGTTGCGGATCAAGGTAATGTACAGGCTGGTGGTTTTTGGGGAAGCCTACTTGGAATTAAAAAGAATAAAGTAGCAGAAGGTGTTGAATCTGTACAAGGTGCAGGTGCTGAATTAAGAAATATTGCAGAAGCTTTATCTACATTTTCAGGTATTGAAGATCCTGAAGCTGTTGCTATGAAAATTAAAACAACATTAGGTTTAGTTGGTTCTGCGTTTGCTTCTATTGGTGGTGCAGAAAACGAAGAATCTGATTCTTGGTTATTTTTTAGTTGGGATGAAAATAAAATACAAAAAGGTATTGAGGCTGTTGATGGAGCTGGTGCTGCATTAACTGATATAGCAGCAGGACTTAAAGCATTCAGTGGTGATTTTCAACCAGAAGCTGTTGCTGCTTCAGTAGGTAAATTATTAACTTCTATAGGAACTGCATTCAGTGATCTTTACGCAGCTAATCCTGAAATGTCTCAAGAACTAGATGATTTTAAATCATTCATAGTAACATTGGGGGATGTTGCAGAAAAAGGACAATTAGAAAAAGCTGCTGAAGGAATTTCTAAAATTGCAGATTCAATTAATAAAATAGATATTGATAAGACAGTAGCATTTGGGGATTTATTTAAAGCATCTAATGACTTAGGCGAAAACAGATCTGCATATAAAGCATTGGCTAGAGCAGTAGAAGATATTAGAGATATGATGTCAGAGTCTGGTGGAGATGGTCCTAACTTATTAGAAAAAATAACTGGAACTGGTGCAGCTGCTAAATCCTCTGGAGGTAGTTCAGGAGGCAGTAACAAATTAGATAAAACTTTAAGAAGCTTAAACAGCGCAATCAATTCATTACCAGGAAAAATGCAAACAGCCATAGCAACAGCAGACATAACAGTTTCATTACCTGATTAAATTAAAAACTTATGAAATACGCAACTTTTAAAATGGATAGAGGGGATATAAAATTTCGTCTTTATGAAGAAACACCAATTCAGGTTGGTAGATTTATAGGAAATGCTAATGAAGGTTTATTTAAAGGTATTACTTTTTACCGGGTAATAAAAAATTGGATAATTCAAGCAGGACCAAAAAAACCTGGAAGATATATGTACGATGAAATTAAACCTCCACGTAGAGGTAGAGATAATAATTTTCATGCTTATGGCGTATTAAGTGCTGCTAATGCTGGTAGTGAGCATACATCAATGGGTGTATTTTTTATTTGTTTAGGTAGATGGTATGGTAAAGATATGGATTCAAGTTATACTACATTTGGTCATGTTATAGATGGTATAGAATTAATTGAACAGATTAAAAAAGATGAAGTTATTAATGATATAATTATCACAGATTCTTAAAACTATCTTTAATTTTAGCTATATAATATTTATAACAGTTAAAGTTAATTAGAATAGTATGAAGAAAAATATAGTTTGGTTTGATTTAGAAACCACAGGAATCAGCACAACAGCTGACCGCATAATTGAAATCTGTATGATTAAAACAGATTTTGATGGCAATGAGATTGAAACTTACAATCAATTAGTAAATCCAGGAAATGTAGCAATGAGAGCCGAAGCTGAAGAAAAGCACGGCATATCTTTAGAGATGTTAAAGGATAAACCAACCTTTGAAATAGTAGCATCTGAAATCAATGACTTTATTGGTGATAGTGACTTAGGAGGGTATAATGCCTTATTCTTTGATGTTCCTTTCTTATGTGAGGAATTTATGAGATGTGGTATTGTATTTAACCATAGAGGTAGAGCTGTAATGGATCCTTTCCTTATATACAGTAACTATGAAAAGCGAGATTTAACAAATACTTATAAAAAATTCACAGGTAAAGATTTAGAAGGTGCGCATAGAGCTGAAGCTGATGTTAGAGCTACTATGGAAATATTTCAAAAACAACGAGAAGTATATGATATGCCACAAACTGCTGAAGAAATTGATAAGGTAGTAAATACTCGTAGAGCTGATCAAGTTGATTTAGGAGGTAAGCTAAAATTTGATGAAATAAATGGAAAGAGAACAATCGTATTTAATTTCGGAAAGAATAAAGGTAAACCTTTTAAAGAAGTATTTGAAATGGATGGAAGGTACATTGATTGGATTATAGATAAAGGAGAATTCTCAACAGAATTAAAAGTTATTTGTAGAAAACTTGTTGCAAAGTTTAAATCAGAAGAAAATAAAAATATACAAATGCCATACTAATCTTTCAGAAAGAGAGAAAGTTTGTTATAATTATAATATACTAAACATATACATAAGATGATAAAAAGATTAGAAAATTCCAGTTTACAAGATCATACATTTCATGGTCACTATTTTAAAACCTCTAAGGAAGATTTGGAAAAGGTATGTGGTCCTGTTATGTATAACGATGATGATTCTGACGAAGTAACTCAAAATGAATGGGAAATGACAACCGAAGATGGTACAACTTTTACTATTTATGATTATAAAGAATTTAGATCATATGAAGATTATGAAACGATTGAATGGCATATAGGAACAGAAAATAGATTTGGATCTAAGAAAGCTTATGAAGCAATTTATAGAGCATTTCATTTACATCCTAAAATTACTTATAATATATAAATCGTTCTTTGAATTAATGGGGGTGACCGGTTTTTGACAATCTGATTGAAATAAGAACCACAGCACTGGGTGATGACCTACATCAATCTTAGCCGACAACGCTGAGTTAGCAATGGCTGCCTAAGTAGGTAAGTAATGCTCATCATGTTATTAGTATGCTTGTAAATAACTAAGATGTAAAAGGAAGCAGATTGTGGTTTTAGTAATGTACCCTAAACATTACAACCAATAGAGCCTTTATAATTTTGTGGCCATGGAATATCAAAATTTGATTTTGGAAGTTTAAAGAAACTTATCCTAAGCTGTAAGAAATGTTTTTATGAATACTTTTTGGACGTGGGTTCGAATCCCACCACCTCCACCACAACGGGGAATTAGCTCAGCTGGCTAGAGCGCCTGCCTTGCACGCAGGAGGTCATCGGTTCGACTCCGATATTCTCCACAATATAAAATAAACATTATGAAAGAAGACTACGAATTCGTCATTAAAGTAATTAGAAACAAAGAAAATAAATTAGTACATTATCCAGCTATTAAAAATTTAATAGATATTTGGAAAAATAAATGGATAGGCTCTAAAGAATATAGTAAAAACATATATGATGTTTATTTACATTCTCTTAAACTTAACCTTAAAAGATCATTTAGGTAAACAAACTTTAAAACTTACCATATAAAAATAAAATACATGGCAGTAAATATTGAAAAGAAGTACCAGAAATTAACAGATACCGAACACGTATTGTTAAGGCCTGGTATGTATGTAGGATCAATTAAGCCACATACTGAAGAAGTATTTTTACCTACCAAAGGAAAGGATCAATTTCAATTAACTGAAGTAACTTATAATCCAGGATTCTTAAAACTGT